ATCTGCTTATCTCTTTTTTTTTTTTTAATGGAGGTTGAACACTATGGAGGACATTATGATCATCCGCTCGAGCTTTATGCGCCGCATCATCTCGCAGATCATCAACAAGGCGCTGAAAAAGCAGATGCCGGGCGTAGAGGTGGAACTGAAAGATATTCATGTGAACTGGCTGGACAAGGAACAGAAGGTGCATCTGCATCTGGAGCTGGACGCCGACGTAACGAAGGCTCAGCTCAACACCATTTTGAAGAATGCCGGGGTGCTGTGACGCGAAATTTTCAGTGTGCTTTATGAGATGGGTAGTCTCAGAATTATATTTTGGAGGTTGAACAATTATGAAGAAAGCATTGAAAATTGGTATTATGGGAATGATTGGATTTATGCTGTTTATATATGGAGGACTGAACGGATACTGCATGGCATGGAGTAGACTCTATGATAGAGGAAACCACATTGGTGCATACGGACTTTCTTATATTGCAAGGCATACTTTCAGACCTGTATTTGCTAAGTACGTGGACGTCTTCATGGCAAGTTATACCAAATGGAAGAACTGACCATGAGAGCTTACGAGAAATCGTAGGCTCTTTTATTTTTGACGCGAAATTTTCAGTGTGCCTTATGAGATGGTTAGTCTCAGAATTATATTTTGGAGGTTTAATAATTATGAAGAAACTGGTTATGGCGATGATTGGCTGTATTGCAATCCGTTATGCGGTGGATACAATAGGTACTCTGTGTTATGCATGCGCATGGGGGGATTTGGTAGAATCCGAAAATGCTCAGGCAGCAGATGCACTTAATGACGTGTTTTACAAAAAGTATTGCAAGCGCAATCAGAAGGTCTTTAATTTTGCACAAAAGGCAATTATTGAACATATGAAAGAGAGCGAGTACTAATCAAAGAAGGGCTTACGAGAAATCGTAGGCTCTTTTATTTTTTCAAAATGGAGGTTGAACAATGAAACTGACGAAAACGTGCGCACGATTCCTGCGCAAGAACGCCGGGACACTGCTGGCTATCGGTGCATCTGTGGGCGTAGTGCTGACGGCCATCGAAACGGGCAAAGCGACAATCAAAGCCGAAAAGCTGGTGGAGCTGAACAAGGATGTGCCTGAGTACAGCATGAAAGAAAAGGTCAAGGACTGCTGGCAGTTTTATATTCCGGCGGCAGTGTTGGGCGCAGGCACCATCGCCTGCATCCTTGGTTCCAACGCGCTGAACAAAAAGCAGATCGCAAGCCTGACCGCGGCTTACATGGCGCTTGGCAAGAGCTACCAGCAGTACCGCAGGCAGGTTGCGGAGCGCATCGATGCGGAGGAAGAGGAAAAGCTGCGGATGGAGGCAGCAAAGGAGACGAAAGCCGAAGATGCCCAGCGAGACAAGGACGGCGATGTTATCCGGCTGTTCTATGAGCCGGCATCGAAAAGATATTTTCATGCTACCATGTCCCGGGTCATTGAGGCGTCTTATTACTTTAACCGGGAGTTGGCCACGAACGGCTGCATCTCGGTAAACGAGTGGTGCAATTATCTCTGTGCCGACGAACTGACCATAACACCCGAAGGCGACCAGATGGGGTGGTGCATTGACCAGCTGATTTATGACTGGGACGCCTACTGGATGGATTTTGAGTACGACAAGCAGATGACCGACGACGGGTTGGAGTGCTATTATCTGGCACCGGCACTTGACCCTGTAGAAAACTATCTTGATTATACGGAGGATACCTATCATGCATAAAATCAACTGGTGGAGAGTGGCAAGCATCGCACTGCTGGCAGGAAGCGCACTGCTGGGCTTCGGGCATGACCTGATCGAGGATCAGAAGAGCGAGGACGAACTGCGCGGCATGGTGCAGGAAGAAGTGCAGCGTCAGCTGGCTGAAAAGAACAGCACGAACTGACGCGAAAAATTCAGTCTGCTTTATGGAAGAAAATCCAAACTGAACAAATAAAGGAGATTTGAATTATGTATAATCGCAACTATTACGCTCAGGTAGATGGTGCTATGATGAGGTTATGGAAGGACTTCGGCAGGAGACTGCTGCACGTGCTGGACGGCACGATGCGGTATGTGCTGACCCTGCCGATCAGACTGTACGAATACATCTACGACACCATCGCCGGAGAACTGGAAAGTGCGCGCGGAAGCAGGATTCGGTTTCAGAACTTGAAACGGGATGGACACATCTGAAAAGGCGGGAGCTGTAGAGAAATCTACGGCTCTTTCTTTTTATAAATTCATTGATATTTTTGGAGGTACGAGCATGAACTTGAAAGCACTGACCAAAACGGCGAGGAGGACCCTCAGCCGGAACAGCTCGAAGATCTTGCTGGGCTTAGGCATCGCAGGCGCATTTACGGCGGTCGGCTTTGCAATCTCGGCAACACCCAAGGCCATGATCCTGCTGGACGAGAAGAAGAAAGAGCTGGGCGTCGAGAAGCTGGACGCCAAGACCATCATCAAGACGGCAGCGCCGGTGTACATCCCCACGGCCATCTCTATGGGCATCTCGACCGGCTGCATCATCGCAGCGAGCAGTGTCAACGACCGGAGAAACGCTGCACTGGCAGCGGCTTACACCATGTCGGAGACGGCTTTGCGGAGCTATCAGGACAAGGTCGTGGAGACGGTTGGGTCGGAGAAGGCAAAGGAGATCAAGGAAGCTGTCGCGCTGGACAAGATGGCGAAATGCCCGGAGCCGAAGAATCCTCCTGTGGCAACGCCCCAGAAGCCCGACATCAGCAACGACTTTTACAACGAACCGGTCAAATGCTGGGAGAGCCTTTCCGGGACATACTTCTTCACGTCCAGAAACATGCTGGAAAAAGCCATCAACGGTGTGAACAAGCAGCTGCTTAGCGATTTCCGGGTCACGGAAAACGACCTGTTCGACTATCTGGGCATCGACCACAACCGGAACGGCGACCTTCTGGGCTGGGACACGGAAACGACTCTGGAGATCAGCACCTTCTATACATCGAAACTGGATGAGGATGGAGCGCCCTGCCTTGTGCTGGATTACAGCACTCCGCCCAAGTGGCTGGGGTATTGATATTTTGAGACCCCGGCGCGAAAAAATCAGTGTGTCTTATGGAGGTAATACTCCGACATTATAAACTTATTTATAAGAAAGAGGTAACAAAAATGGACGAAATGAACAATGTGACTATGGAGAACGAGACTTCTATGATGGAGAACGCTCCTGTTGAGAACTTGGTTCCCGTTGAGGCGGAGAACTATACTTCGGACTGCGGCTGTGAGAGCAATGCAAACCTCGATCTTGGCAAGATCGTCAAGATCGGTGTTGGTGCTGCGCTGCTCATCGGCGCTGGTGTGAAGTATGGCATCCCTGCTGCAAAGAAGGGTTTCAAGCACATCAAGGAGAAGATGGCCAGCAAGAAGGCGAACAAGAACGAGGGCATCGACATGGAGTCGAAGGATGTGACTTCTGACGAGGAAACTTGTGAAGAAGAATAATGTTTGGTAAGCGAGAGCTGTAGAGAAATCTGCAGCTCTTACTTTTTTATTTTGAAAGGACGACAACATGGCAAAAATCGATATGCCCACGAGCAGCCTGAACCAGACCCCCGGGCAGCAGCCGAAGAAAAAGCTGGAGAAGGTGACGACCGGCAAGGTCACAGTGCGCCAGCAGACTGATATTCAGAAGGTGGCAAGCGCATTTCTCGCAGAAGACCTTGCCACTGTGAAGGAGCGCATCATCAACGACTATGCCATCCCGATGCTGAAAAACGGCATCTGGAGCATTTTCAGCTCGGCACTGAGCCTTATGATATTTGGAGAGGACAAATCCCGCTCGCAGAGCTCAAACTATGTGCGCGGCTCCAGCAACAGCTACGACCGCTATTACGCCAACCCCAACCGGAGTCAGCCGGCGAACCAGCGGGTCATCCCGAACTGGCAGAACCTGACCTCGGACTCCCGGGCAGACATGGAAGGCATTCTCGACCAGATGTGGGAAGCCATCCGGGAATATGGGCAGGTATCCATCGGCGACCTCTACGATCTTGCGGGCATGACCTGCAACTTTACCGACAACAAGTATGGCTGGAAGGACTTGACCAGTGCATACATCAAGAACGTCCCCGGCGGGTACAGCATCGTGTTCCCGAAGCCGGTGCCTCTGACTTAACAGAAAGGACTGATATTTTATGAAAAAAGAAGAAATGATGCTCAAGGCGACCCAGATGCTGGCAAAGGGCAAGTTCAAGCTCAAGAAAGCCGGCCCCACCATTATGATCGTGGGTGCGGCCATCGGCGGCGTGACGGCGGCTGTTCTGGCCTGCAAGGCAACGCTCAAGGCAGAAGAGATCATCGCAGAGCACAACGCTCAGATCGAGACCATCCACACCACCAAAGCACAGGTGGACAGCGGCGAAATGCAGCTGAAAGATGGCGAGACCTACACGGCAGATGATATGAAAAAAGATATTACTGCCACTTATGTCCACACCGCCGTATGGCTGGCAAAGGTCTATGCCCCTGCGGTGACGCTGGGCAGCCTCTCGCTGGCCTGCATGTTCGGCAGCCATCATATCATGTCTAGGCGCAATGCAAGCCTGACTGCGGCCTACATCGCCATCGACAAGGCCTTCAACGAGTACAAAGGCCGTGTTACGGAGCGCTTTGGCGACCGTGTGCAGCAGGAGCTGGAGCACAGCATCAAAGCTGTTGAAGTGGAGTCCACGGCAAAGAACGAGGACGGCACCGAGGAAGTCATCCGGGAGTACGCAGATGTTGCGCGGGATGCCAATGATCCGTACTCCATGATTTTTGACGAGAGCTGCAGCCTCTGGGAAAAGGACTCCATGCTGAACGCCATGACCATCCGGAACGTGGAGAATGCGGCGAACCGTCGGCTCAGAACCAACGGCCATCTGTTTCTGAACGAAGTCATCGATATGCTGGACCCCTACGGCAAGGGCTGCCACCGGACGGCGGTCGGTCAGGTCGCGGGCTGGGTCTATGATCCGAAGGACGAGACGAAGCAGAACTGTGTCAGCCTCGGCACGCACTGCTATGTTCCGGGCAATGAAGCTCTGAACGACTTTATCAACGGCGACGAGCGTTCTGTGATACTCCACTTCAACTGCGACGGACCCATCATCGACAAGATCTGAGACTGATATTTTGGAGGGATAGCTATGGCAAGGATCGCAAAGAGACTCTCTTATGTATTCGCAGTCATGGCCGGGGTGTGCTTTGCTTCCGGTCTGGCTGTTCTTGCTGAGTGAAAGGATATTTGCTATGGACAGTTTGGAAAACGTGTTCCTGTTTCTGGACTATCTGACCGACACCCAGCGCAAACGCCATGTTGTGGGAGGCGTTCTGATGAGCGTCTCCCTTTTCTTTGGCGGGCTGGCATTCACCCTGATGACCGTAAAAGGAGACCCCGATGAAGAACGCAATGCATGATATTCTGCTCTTTGGCGCTGGATTCGCAGCCGGAGCTTACTTTATGCACACTGTGATGCGGCGTGCCTATGACGAAAAATACAGGAAGGAGGCGCAGGACTTGAAGGCGCACTGGGAAAAGCGGGAAGCCAATCTCGACGAAGAAGTCGAGAAAAAGGCAAACCAGAAGGGCTTTGAGCTGGCGATGGGGCCTTACCGCACCGAGAGCGACCCGGAAGATATTCGGAAGCCGGAGCAGGCAATCGAGATCATCGAGCCGGATGAGTTTGGCGCAGATGAGAATTATGAGACCAGCTTTCTGAGCTTCTATGCGGATGGCAAGCTGGTATTCGACGGCGAAGACGAACCGATGGATGAGGATGATATTTCCAGAGCCATCGGCGATGAGGCCTTGAAGCACTTTGGCGAGTTCATGCCGAGCACCATCCATGTCCGAAACCACAACTATCACAAGGATTACGAGATCCTGCAGGTGAACCAGAGCTTCTGTGACCTGCACCCGGATGAGGAGGACGAATGATATACACGGACCTTGCCGGTCGATATTTCGACTGGCTTTATGAGCGGGTCTGTGGAGACTGGGAGCCGAGGGGGCTTTCGTTCCACAGACTGCTCACTTTCTTATACAACCAGAACTTTACCCCGTCTTGTGAGCTGGATGGGGCTCGCGCAGAGGACGGCCTCGACCTGCGATACCGGTTTGCTCAGACGCAAAATGTCGTGTATCAGGACGTTCAGGACGCTTTCGCCGGTATTCCGTGCAGCATGCTTGAGATGATGGTGGCACTGTCCATCCGCATCGAGGAGCATATTCTGGAAGATGCTGCATCCGGAAACCGGGTGGGACAGTGGTTCTGGAATATGGTCGTGAGCCTTGGGCTCGTGGCCATGGACGACACCCGCTTCGACGAGGAGAGGGCGCGGAGTGTGCTGGACCGATTCAATGCCCGGGAATATCAGCCCAACGGTGCGGGCGGACTTTTTACGCTGATGCATCCGACAGAGGACATGCGGACCATTGATATTTGGTACCAGCTGATGGGCTGGCTGGCGGAAAATGAAGCCTGATATTTATGTATCGAAGGTCTGCATCACGATGGAAGGGGTTATTGAACAATTTGTCGATGATGAAAGAGTTTTGATGCGGATCACATCGTGCCGAAACACGGAACACATTGGTCGGCTGATATTTACCGACCTGAATTACTGGAGGAAAATGAACAATGGAAATGATGAATGTCATGTACGAACTGGCGACCACTAAGTCGGCTCTTGAGATGGCGGAGACGGCCATCCGGAAGCAGCGCGGCAAGCTGCTGCGGAAGAATATCCTCATCGCCGGGCTTCTCTGGTTTGGCTTTACTGCCTGCAGGATGCTTGGCGAGAGCGACGAGAAGCGCAACGAGGCAGAGGAAAACGCCAGGACGCTCAAGGTAGCACTGGCTCGCACGCAGCAGGCGCTGGACGAGGCAAACAGCAAGAACGTCGAGCAGTTCTGGGCAGAAGACAGTGTGGGTGAGCCGGAACCCGAAAAAGATATTTGCTGCGACGGCAGGGCCAGCATTACGAAGAAGCCGGAATAAATCTCACAGAAAGGAGGAAATCGATTCATCATGAGCGATTTCTTCAAAATCGACACCCGCCCGGGAAAGCGGGGCGTAACGGAGATTTATCCGAAGTTCATCGTCGGTAAGCCGAACGATTTGATGATACGTGGCTCTGACTTCTACGCCATTTGGATGGAAGAACGAGGGCTTTGGAGCACGGACGAGCAGGACGTCATCCGAACCATCGACCGGGAGCTGCGAATCTATGCAGATGAGTACCAGAAGACCCACGACAACGGCTTTCACGTGTTGTATATGTGGGATGCAGAGTCCGGCATGATCGACAACTGGCACAAATACTGTCAGCGGCAGATGCGGGATAACTTTCATCCACTGGACGAGGTATTGATATTTTCCAATACCCCGGTCAAAAAGGAAAGCTATGCCTCCAAGCGTCTGCCGTATCCGCTGGAACCCGGGAATATAAGCGCCTATGACGAGCTCATGGGCGTTTTATATTCTCCGGAGGAACGCGAAAAGCTGGAATGGGCGGTTGGGTCTGTCGTGAACGGCGATTCCAAAAAGATACAGAAGTTCGTCGTGCTGTATGGTGCTCCAGGAAGCGGCAAGTCTACGGTGCTGAACATCATAGAGAAGCTTTTTGAAGGCTACTGTGGTGTGTTTGATTCAAGGGCGCTGGGCTCATCCTCCAATGCATTTGCGCTGGAGGCCTTCAAGTCAAACCCGCTGGTATCTATTCAGCAGGACGGCGACCTTTCCCGCATCGAGGACAACACCCGGCTGAACTCGCTGGTCTCCCACGAAACGATGCTGGTGAACGAAAAGTTCAAGAGTCAATACCCCACAAGGTTCAACTGCTTCCTCTTTCTTGGCACAAACAAGGCAGTCAAGATAACCGATGCGAAATCGGGTCTTATCCGAAGACTTATCGATGTGACCCCCACGGGAGATAAGCTGCCTGTAAAGAGGTATCTTGACCTTGTGAACAAGGTAAATTTTGAGCTTGGCGGCATTGCGTGGCACTGCAAGGAGGTCTATGAGGCAAATCCGCGCCAGTACGACGATTACATCCCGACCCGGATGCTGGGTGCGTCCAACGACTTCTATAACTTTATGCTGGACTCCTTTTATATTTTTAAGAAGGAGGACGGCGTGTCGCTAAAGCGTGCGTGGGCCATGTACAAGGACTACAACACCGAAACGAATGTCCAGTATCCGTATTCGCGCAGAGCATTCCGTGAGGAGCTGATGAATTATTTCTCCGATTACAAGGAAAGGGAAGCCGATGTGAACGGGGAGCGCGTTCGGAGCTACTATAGCGGCTTCAAGGTGAACAAGTTCCCGGAGTTCGCCGAGGCCCCTCAGGGGAAAGCTGAGGAGAAAGACCCTCCGTCTCCGTCATGGATCGAGTTCAAAGAGCAGCACTCGCTTCTGGATGATATTTGTGCGGGGTGTCCTGCGCAGTATACCAATGATGGAGGAACCCCGACCGATAAATGGGAAGATGTCCGCACGACGCTGGCTGAGCTTGATACGTCGAGGCTCCATTACGTGCGGATCCCGCAGGAGCATATCGTCATCGACTTTGATATTCCGGGACCGGACGGAAAGAAGTGCTTTGAGAAAAATCTCAAAGCAGCATCCAAATGGCCCCGGACTTATGCGGAGCTGAGTAAATCTGGTGCGGGAATCCATCTGCATTATATTTACACTGGTGATGTTGCAAAGCTCAGCCGCATTTACGACGAAAACATCGAAGTCAAAGTATTTACCGGAAAATCTTCACTGCGGAGAAAGCTGTCGAAATGCAATGATATTTCGGTGGCGTCCATCAGCAGTGGTCTACCATTGAAGGGAGAAAAAATGGTCGATGCAAAGCAGGTCCAGAACGAAAGGCATCTGAGGATACTGATCAAAAAGGCACTTGCCAAGGAGATCAGCCCTTACACGAAGCCGAATGTGGATTTTATTGCCCACGTTATGGAGGAGGCATACGAGGGCAATGTGGTCTATGACGTGGACGATATGCGCAATGCTATCCTGCTCTTTGCCGCAAGCAGCACGAATCAGGCTGATATTTGCGTCAAGACGGTGGCAAAGATGCATTTCAAGTCCAAAGAGGAAGCAAAGAGCGAGACTGATATTTCGGAGGCCCCTATCGCGTTCTTTGACTGTGAGGTTTTTCCGAACCTTTTCCTCATCAACTGGAAACTGGCGGGCGAGGATAAGCCGGTTCATCGCATGGTGAATCCTACCGCCAGCGAGGTCGAAGCGCTGACAAACTACCGGCTCGTCGGCTTCAATAACCGCAAGTACGACAATCATATGCTTTGGGCTTGTATGCTGGGGTGGACGACGGAACAGCTCTATGCACTGTCGAACCACATCATCAACGAACATACCGGTTTCTTCGGTGAGGCGTATAATCTGTCTTACACGGATATTTACGACTTCTCTGCCAAAAAGCAGGGTCTGAAGAAGTTCGAGATTGAACTGGGCATCCATCACCAAGAGCTCGGCTTACCATGGGACCAGCCCGTGCCGAAAAGCCTTTGGGACAAGGTCGCGGAATACTGCGACAATGACGTTCTGGCAGCAGAAGCCGTGTTCAACGCACGTCATGCAGACTTTGTAGCCCGGGAGATCCTGGCAGATATTGCCGGACTGACGGTCAACGACACGACCAACACATTGACCACGCGCATCATCTTTGGTAAGGAAAGGCACCCGAAGCTGGTTTACACCGACCTTGCGACCGGAGAACAGGACGCTTTGACCGAGGTCGAGCCTGATATTTTGGTGTCCAAAAACATCATCAATGCCTTCCCGGGTTACGAGTGGACCAAAGGCGACGATGGCCGAATGCACAACATGTTCCGTGGAACCGACCTTGGTTTGGGCGGCTATGTCTATGCCGAACCTGGCATGTACTGGAATGTCGCGCTGCTGGATGTGGCATCGCTGCACCCGCACTCGGCGGTCGCCATGAACTACTTTGGTGAGTACACCAAAAACTTCAATGACCTTATGGATGTGCGTATCTATGTCAAGCATAAGGAGTACGACAAGGCCAAGAAGCTCTTTGGCGGGAAGCTGGCCAAGTATCTGGATGACCCTGCACAGGCGAAAGCTTTGGCACAGGCACTGAAGATCGCCATCAACTCGGTGTACGGATTGACCAGTGCAACCTTCGACAATCCGTTCCGCAACCCCAAGAACGCCAACAACATCGTGGCGCTTCGAGGGGCTTTATTTATGCGCACTTTGCAGGATGAGGTACAGCAGCGTGGTTTCACGGTTGCCCATATCAAGACCGACTCCATCAAGATCCCCGGTGCTACGCCGGAGATCATCGACTTCTGCATGAAGTTTGCAGAGAAGTACGGCTACCAGTTTGAGCATGAGGCTACCTACGAGAAGATGTGTCTCGTGAACAATGCAGTCTACATTGCAAGGTATATGGACGCAGCTGACTGCAAGGCTCGGTATGGATACGTGCCGGGGGATAACGAGAAGGAAGGCGGAGAGTGGACGGCCACCGGTACTCAGTTTCAGGTTCCGTATGTGTTTAAGACGCTCTTCTCTCACGAAGATATTGTGTTCAACGATCTCTGCGAGACCAAATCGGTGTCGAAGGGCGCTATCTACCTCGACAAAAGCGAGGACTTGGCCGAAGGAGAGCACAATTATATTTTTGTCGGGCGCGTTGGCCAGTTCTGCCCTATCAAACCCGGATGCGGCGGCGCACTGCTTGTGAGAGAAGCCGGTGCCAAAGACAACGGTGAGACCAAGTATGACTCTGTGACAGGTGCGAAAGATTATCGCTGGTTGGAAAGCGAGATGGTCTATAACCTGCATCTGGAGGACACTATTGACCGGTCTTATTTTGATAAGATGGCAACGAAAGCTATCGAGGCCATTTCCGAGTATGGTGACTTCGAACAGTTCGCTTCCAACGATTCTGGTGAACCTCCTTGGCAAAAGCCTGATATTCCGTGGGACGATGTACAGGATGAAGCTGCACAGAATTTTAATGTAAGATAAGGAGATTGATATTTTATGGCGAACAAGCTGTATGATTCCAAAGGACAACTGATTGGCTATATCGTAACCGTCGCCGTCGAGAAGAATCTGCCCGACGACCTGACGAGAGTGATTCTTCATACTGGTCACGAACTCATATTTCGCCCGGGTGAGCTGATCGCTGATCGGGGCGGTAATTGGCGTATTCGTTATGGAGGGCTCAATGCGGGTAAGAAGAGTACTTCTGCTACGAATGCAGCTGCTATCAAGAGAGTCATTTTCAATCCTCCGGCTACTATCGTTTACTGGTCGGACTGCACCAAGACCGTTGTGAAGTGCAACGTCAATGATATTTTCGATCCGGAAAAAGGCTTGGCTATGGCTATCGCGAAGCGGTGCGTAGGCAATACCGGTGCATATTATGCTGAGATCCGGCATTGGGTCGCTGAATGCGGAAAGGACTATCCTGGTAAGCCCTATACGGAAAGCTCTTCTGTCGAGAATGATGCGCTCAAGAAGTACATCGATCAGGCAAAGAAGAGCTACGAAGCAGCTTTGGAGGCGGCAACAAAAGGCAATTCTGCAAATTTTCTGTCTGAGATGGGCCGAGTGTCGGCCGCGCTTTCCATGCTGGAACTCGAAATCAACAAGTAAAAAGGAGACTGATATTTATGTACACCAAGCGTCAGAAAGTTAACATCGATGACACCCGTTTCATCTTTACCACCAATTTCTCCGGCGACCCGAGCCGTGACCGCTTTGGCTCGGACAAGCGCCGCGTCAATGTGGTCATTCCTACTATGGATCTGGTGAATCACCTCATGGATCTCGGCGTGAAGGTTCGTCAGACCAACCCGAATCCTGAGCGCACCTACGACGAGCCGTTCGTTCCGACCTACTTTGTGCCGGTGACGATCAATATGGATTCCAAGTGGCCCCCGCATGTCTACTGGGTCACTACTTCCGGCAAGAGGCTGCTCTGCAACATTGATACGATCGGCCAGCTGGACTTTATCCGGGTCAAGAATGTCTGTCTCCAGGCAAACCTTGTTGAGAAGCGCAACAACCCGGGTGAGTTCAGCCTGTATGCGGATGTGATGTATGTAGAGCAGGATGCTGACGCTGATCCGTATGCAGAGCGCTATACCCGGTTTGCGGCTCCTGAAGCAGACATGGCAGAGCCGAGCGACCACACCGAAATTCCGTTCTGAGGTGAAGCATATGAAGAAACTGTTTATCAGCTGCCCGATGAAAGACCGTACCGAAGCCCAGATCCGTGGGACCATGATGCAGATGCACAACATTGCCGAGGCTGTCTTCGGCGAAGAGCTGGAGGTTATCCAGACCTATATTCCTGATCCTCCGAGTGGCATGAACCAGGCACTCTGGTGTCTCGGCGAAAGCATCAAGATGCTGTCGGAGGCCGATTACTTCATCGGCGTATATGATGAAGAGAAAGCGTACCGTGGTTGCGCAATCGAGAACCAGGCCGCAAAGACTTACGGCATTCCCAGTTACACCATCAACCTGAACTATGTGGCTCGGGATGTCGTCGAAGCACGGGCGAAAGAAGCTCGTAAGTATAGCTGCTTCGGTTACTAATCAATGATATTTCGAGTGCCGGGGTCAGTCCTTGGTCCAATGCTCCAGCCGGTGAGTGCCCACGTCGCAAATGGTGGCTCTAAGGAAACAGCTCGATTTATATTTTTGATGTGCAATTTGGGAGGTTGACAGTATGAAAGTTCTGAGGGTTCGCCCAAAGCATTACCCTGAAGTGATCGACATTGACTGTTCTCTGGAATCGCTCCAGAAAGAGGTGGAAGGCCCGATTCAGGCTGTTTACCCGTGGGACGATGAGGTGGCATTGATTTGCAACGAAGAAGGAAAGCTGCATGATGATTGCATGGAGAAACTCAACCGGACGCTCGACGGCCCTTATGGTATCCCCATTGATATTATCGTTGGAACATTCCTGATTGTAGGCCTCACGGAGGATGATTTCGGTGAGCTTTTGCCGGAGTTCGTCGAGAAGTACGAGAAGATGTTCCATCAGCCGAGAAAGTTCGTCACCTACACGGATAGTGAAGGTAAAGTGCATCTCGACGTTGATTATTGTACACCTGAAGAATAAGCACATGAGAGCCCTGGAGAAATCTGGGGCTCTTTTATTTGAGTCATTAGCATGGGCTGTACGGTGGGTTCGATTCCCGCATGACTCGCAATCGGGCCAAAGAGCCTGATATTAGAACAATAGAAGGAGTAAGGATTATGAGCAGAGAAAAAGTAAAAAAGATCGTCGATTACATGATTTCGGAGGGTATGCAGAAGACCAACTGCGGCAGCTGGGTCTTTGATATTCCGGAACTGTGCGACAAGTTCGATCTTTCGCTGGAATGGTTCTATGAGCACAACGATGATATTTGCCGCGAACTCGGCGAGCGTGATGAGCTTGCTGATTACGAGCAGAACTACGACTGGAACAACCATCCGCTGAATTACAACCTGGTTTACTACACGGACTCCTGCCCATTTTGAGGAGGTGTGATATTTATGGGCGGACTTCACAGAGTAGATAAGGCTTGCGATATAAGTCCTACTGCAAAAACCACGGACTTTACTAAGAAAAAAGAACTCTGGAAGGTGTTCAGGAAGAACCGGAAAGAGCTCTTTGCTTATACCGTAAGAGGGGAGGGCGAAGATGAGGAAGAGGCGACGATCTCGCTTCTGGCCTACGAGAATCACTGCAATAAAAGTGCCATTTATGTGACGTTGGAAATGAGGTGAGCGACCTGATGGCAGGTGTAACGCTCTACGACTATCAATTAGATGCGATTAACCGTATGAAAATCGGATGCATCTTATGCGGAGGCGTAGGAAGCGGAAAATCGAGAACGAGTTTGGCGTTCTACTACAGACTCTATGGTGGACAAATAAACACAAAAGAATATGCAAGGATGACAGAACCACCGGATCTTTATATCATTACCACGGCTCGAAAACGAGATACTGGCGAATGGGACGAGGAATTGGCTCATTTCTACATGAGTACCGATCCAGAGCTTGATATTTACGATCACAGTGTAACGGTGGATTCCTGGAATAACATCGAAAAGTACATAGGTGTGAAGAATGCGTTTGTTATATTTGATGAACAGAGAGTCGTCGGCAGTGGTAAATGGGTCAAGTCTTTCCTGAAAATCGCAAAGGAAAATGAGTGGATTCTTCTGAGCGCTACGCCGGGGGACTGCTGGACAGATTATATTCCGGTGTTCATCGCAAATGGGTTCTTCCGAAATCGGACTGAATTTAACAACCAGCATGTGGTCTACAGCCGCTTTTCCAAATATCCGAAGATCGACAGATATTTGAACACACAGCGACTGGTACGGCTGCGGGAACGGATTCTGGTTGATATGGACTTTGAACGGTCTACAGTGTCCCACTATGAGAATATTTTCGTAGACTACGATAAGCCGAAGTATTTGCAAATCTGCAAGAACCGCTGGAATCCTTGGGAGGATCGACCAATAGAGACAGCAAGCGAGTTTTGCTATATGTTGAGGAAGCTTGTCAATTCCGATGAAAGCCGGCAGCAGGAAGTCCTTGATATTTGCATGACGCGGCCAAGAGTGATTATATTCTACAATTTCGACTACGAGCTGGATATTCTGCTCGGGTTGAACTACGGCACAGGGGCTGAGGTTGCTCAGTGGAATGGTCATAAGCATCAGCCAATTCCTGATAGCAACAGGTGGGTTTATCTCGTGCAGTACAACGCCGGGGCAGAGGGCTGGAACTGCATCAAGACGGACACTATTATATTCTACAGCCAGAACTACTCCTATAAGATTATGGAGCAGGCTGCGGGGCGAATCGACAGACTGAATACGCCGTATAAGGATCTCTGGTATTACCACTTAAAGTCCCGAGCAGGAATCGACCTCGCTATTTCAAGGGCGCTGAACTCAAAGAAAGCTTTTAACGAGAGGAAATTTTATGGAGCAGGTTAATTACTGTAAAGACTGCAAACGCAGTATCTATGGTGCGTATTACAGCATCAATATTGAAAATAATGGGAAATATGTTTTACCTGATTCCAAATGCTACTGTAAAATTTTGGAAGACGGAAGCCGAGCTGAAAAATATCCTTGGGAGGAAGACAAATGATCAAAGATTCTGGAGAGCGCACCGAGTTTGAAACCGGTGCCAAGCGCGACATGCACGCTGGAAAAGGTCGAATGGACCTTCTGCCTTGGTATGGCATCATGGAGGTCAGCAAGCACTGCGAGGAGGGAGCACTGAAGTATGGCGAGCACAACGTGGATAAGGGTATCCCGCTACATTCGTTGCTGGACAGTGCTTCTCGGCATCTGGCAAAGTACATGGTCGGTATGGACGATGAGGATCACCTGCGCGCTGCCTGTTGGAATCTTCTGTGGGCTCTGAACCAGCGAGAGACGCATCCGGAGTTGGATGATAGGTGGAAGCTACCGACGCTGGATGCAGAGTCAGAAAGTATTGAATTCGAGGACGATATTTGCGAACCGGCTATATGCATCAGTTGTAACACGTGCGGTGCTCAATTTATTATCGCCAAAAAACAATGGGAGGCCGCTATGGAAAAGTCACCGGTTGTTGATTCCGTTCTTGGAAGGTGCATCCATTGCATGAAAATTACTGGCTTTACGGAGGTAGGAACAAATGAGTGACTGGATGCGCGAAGTGGACTATGCGACCCACTGTCCGAAGTGCAAGAACTTCAAGGTGCTGGAGACGGACGAACCCTGCAACGAGTGCCTGACGGAGTGTGCGCGGGAGGGTACGGTGAAACCTCTGAAGTTTGAGGAAGCAAAGGTGAAAATCAAATGAGAAATATGTCTAAGAAGACACGAAAACTTATTGATCGAAAGGTCGTCCATAAGTATTTCTGGTTCGATTATTTGGAGGGAAGCATATTCTATCACTCAAACCATGTTTGGCCTGCACGTTTGTGGATTGGTGATGCAATCGACCATAATGACGATACTCAGTGTTGGATGTATGCGCCAGCTCATAAAAAATATGTGCAGGCAATTCTGATTGTGAAAAAGGGCGCGCCACTTTCTCCTAAAGTTTCTGAATGGATTAACCGTCGCCGAAAAGAATTTGGATGCAAAAAAGGAGGACTTCGTAAAAATTATGTTGCGCAAAATCGTTGATTTCGTCAAAAAGATACTCTGGACAGAGCCGATGGTTTCGACAGTCAACACGCTGAAAGATGCCATGCGAGATCTTGAGGTGGCGCGGAATCACTTTGAGAACTGTGACCCGGAGTTTATCACGGCTGCTATCTTCGAGTTGAACGCTGCGGAGAGCCGTCTGGATGCTGCAAGGAGGTGTGTGGGGTGAAGCCGTTTTATTATCCGACTTACAAGTGTCGATTTTGCGAGAGGGAATTTAACGATGGGTATCCCTACTGTAATCTCGAAGATGCGAAGAACAATCTGTCCGGTCTGATGGCGTTTCGACCAATTCATTATTGCGATGGTGGTCATATTGGCATTGGATATTTTACAGGTCTCGAAAGGGTTGATAAGGATGAATGATGCTTGGGAGAAGATCGGCCATATGCTGGGTCATATTCTGGCGGCAACGCTAGTTATTTGTGCGTGGCTGATAATCATCGCATTTACGCTGAAGGTGATCTGGTTCATTTTGTTCCGGATTCTGCTGTGAGGTGGATGATATGAAAAAACACACCTTTATTTTTTCCTACGCAGATAATTGCGGTGGGCATCGGAGCTTTGAAGTCAGGGCAACCGACAAGCAGGAGGCCATTGAAAAGGGTATGAAATTTGCCAAGAAATATGCCTGTGGTGACATCTGCGGTAACTGGGAGTGTAAGTTGAAGCGGGAGGATAGTCTATGAACGAAGACTTTGGAGCGATTACCATTCTTGCTCCAAAATGCCAGCAGTGCCCCAAAGTTAAATCCTGCGACCATAAGCAAATGGCTCATCTCGGATACATAGTTCCGCAAAGTGGCAATGGAAAGAGCCTCGGTCAGCTCATAATGGTTGATTCACTGATGAAAAGGAGATTTAATTATGAAAATCGTTGAACCTAAGTACGAAATCCTCACTGATATTTCTGAGGGCGGCATCAAAGAGCTGCAGCAGATCGAGCGAGTGGCGCGGGTCTGCTACAAGAGCGAGGACAAGATCACGCCGGACGATGAGTCGGCGAAGAAGCTGGTGGGCTTTCTGGTGAAGCAGGGGCATGAGGCTATGCTGGAGCATTCTCAGCTGTCTGTGCTGTTTACCTGTGACCGTGGCGTGGCTAACGAGCTGGTGCGGCATCGCATTGCTTCTTTTGCACAGGAGAGCACCCGGTATTGCAACTACTCGAAAGAGAAGTTTGGCGGGGAGCTGACGTTTATTTGGCCTTCTTATATTCGTGGCGAGCAGTATTGCGAACTGAATGATAGCGAAGTTACGATCAAAAGTGCGTTCTTGGAAGCTATGACCTATGCCGAAAAGGACTATAAGCTCATGATTGCCAACGGTCTCCGTCCCGAACAGGCCCGTTGTGTGCTGCCGCTGTGCCTGAAGACCGAGATCGTGGTGACGGCCGATTACCGTGAGTGGCGCAACATCTTCAAACTGCGTACTCCTGTAGCGGCACATCCTCAGATGCGTGAGCTGATGTGTCCGCTGTTGCTGGAGGTTCAGAAGAAGATTCCGGTGGTATTCGATGATATTTGCACGTTCTGGCCTGCGGATGACCAGACGCGGAAGGGGAGTATGGTGAAAGAATGAGGCCTGCATATGAGAGAAACAATAAGCGTTTTTCTAAAGGATTTGGGCGTACATGATGGGACTGTAGGTTTTGAGATGTTGGGAGAGGCGCTTGAGAAATCAATGGGTTTTATCCAGCAGCGCAGGCGAATCAATCTGACGGTTCTATGTGCCGTGCTCGGAGATAAATATGGCCAATCGTCGGAATCTATCGATAGGGCCATGCGCAGAGCGCTCGACTTTGTAATATACCGTAGTGGACAGGCTCCAAATCCGAGAATGTCGGAAGTAATGGGCTATGACTGTTACTCGTCAGTAGCGCTTCGGAGCTTTTTGTATGCTGCCGCAGGGTGGCTTTTGAAACATGAAGGAGAGATTGAGATATGAAAAATCGTATTATTTGCTGTGCAATGTGCCTAGTGATGCTGGTGGGCTGCCTGTGTGGGTGTTCAGAGGCTGAAAAAGTCAACAAAAACATCTCGAAGCAGGCCAACTACTTTGAGACGGAGCGGCATATCACTGTTTACAACGCTCGAACGGATAAAGTCATTCTCGAAGCGGAAGGCCTGATGTCCATTACGAACAACTCGTCCAACGAGCTGGTGTGTACCATCAAGACTGGGCCTAATACATATAAGAAAAATTATATTTACCTGAATTCCTATACGATGTATGTCGTGGAGGACATTACCGGTACGATGACCGACCCATACCACTACAAGCTCTACTTCCATACTGATATTCTGCCTGTTGTGGAAGCGAAGTCGTGAAGTTGGCGCGAAAATAACAATCTCCTTTATGGAGGTGATTATTTATGAAGAAAATCAAAAACTGGTTCGATGACATTCTGTGGATTATCAAGGACATAATTTACATTATACTTTTTATAATTTGGTTGACAATTTTTATTTGTATTCCTTTAATGATTTTAGGAGTGCTATGCAAGCTGAAATTATTATCGGAATCCAAATATATAGGCGTGGCCAGAAAATTATTAAAATGGTGGGAAAAGTCAATTATCAGCCCGGAAGATGAAGCAATGTTTAAGGAAGCTTATGATTCGGCCAAAAGGTTGGAAAAAAATAATTGAGCTTGGAGCCGTGGAGAAATCTGCGGCTCTTTATTTTTCTATTCTAGGATAAGAATTAAAGGAGGTGATACCCCATGTAAGAGATGGAAAAGTCCGCCTTTAACACAAATTTTTGGAGGTTGAACAATTATGGAAGAAATCAAATTTGCAAAAGGCTCTGTTCCGGTGCGAGTAGCTGCGAGAGTTTACGGTCGTGACCCTGCGTGGGTACGGGCTGGTATCATTGGAGGTTGGCTCCTGATTGGCAAGGCCACGAGAAATGGGGCGGTCATCACGGACATCAAGCAGATGGACTCGCGGTATGGGCGTATTTCGTACTACATCTCCCCGAAGCTCCTGTATGAGGAGACGGGATATGTGTGGGATGGCGAGAAATCGTAAGTTCACAGATGTGTTTTGTGCTTCAGAGCTAAGTAAATAAAAAAGGCCTCACATTCGTGCATTAAGGCGAGTGTAAGGCTTCGATTTTTTGTGAAGTTAAAAGGAGAAAGTGTTATGAAAAAGAATAATGAGAAGAAAATCAACTGGAAGAAGGTTGCTACATTCGGCGGCGTGTTCGTGCTGGGAGCGGCAACGGGCGTCATTGGTGGAAAGAAGGTACTTGAGTACATCATCAATAATGAGGACATTTGCCTTGACCAAACCAGATGCATGTTTAGAGGGAAAAGTGGCATTAAACTGGTTATGAAATGCGAAAAGGCCGGGATTGCATTGCCGATGAAATTGCCGCGAAGCAGCGTTGAAGGAATGCTTGATATGATTGATGGGAAACCCTTTGACTTGGAAAAATTCTTTAGTGAAGATTTCTAAGGAGATGTCGTAAACATGCGAAAAAAGTACAAAATTGATACAAAGAAGGCTCTTCTGTATTTATGGACCCATGCGATTGATGCAGGAAAAACGTATATGTTTAGTTTAGCGTTACTTATAGGATACTGGCAGGTCTGTAAGATTTACTATGAAGTAGATGATGCGCTCTATTGCGTAAAAAATGGTTTCTATTATTACAAGCGGATTATTAAAGAGTCAAAGGAGGCAAACCAAAATGCATGAAACTCAAGAAAAAGCCATGAATCATAAGGTATTCATGAAAATCATTCGTCCGTGGCCGGGGAGGAGCGGATATTTGGAGAAGTTTTCGGATTTGACCTCGAACGGTATGGCAAGATTCCGTTTCGAGGGCGATAACTATGATACTGTTTGCCATGTGAGCAATATCGAATATAAGGTGCATGATTGAGGAGGGGACACGATTATGGAACTCGAACTGGACTACAACGATTTGGCGAAGGCGGGTAAACTCTGGGTGAGGTGCAAGACATTTACCAATGGAGATGACTCGGCGGTGAAGAGCGGATTTGTCGAGATGTTTGGCATTTCGCACATTGACCGGCTGGCTATCATGAGATTCAAGGGAGAGCAGAGCAGGACTATTGTGCCGCTCGAGAATGTGTATGTGCTGGTGACGGATTAAATCTTTTACACTTTTTGAAAAAACACTTACATGCACTTCGACCTATATGTTCGGTACTTACGATATTTCCTGCAATATGTAGGACACCGAATATTACTCTTTCTGAATACTCAGACTCTGGCGTGGCAAGAGTTGTGCTTACAGTTTTGTTATGAAATTTTGACAAGATAAATGTTCGTACTTTGTTATCAGAGGGACTGAGACCTGCTATGTAGGCTATCGTAAGACACATTTTGATTTGACTTAAAATAAAAGCAGAGCCAGCATTATAAAGAAGATCGTCAGAATCTTCATCGTATGGAATAAAGTCGGGTATATTCCAAAATAGCTTCTTAAATGTTGAGCTGTTTATGAGAAATTTCGCAGCTTTTAATGGCTCAGGATGTTTTTTAAGAGCCTCGGCGGCTAAATCGGCGATGTACTCCATATTTATGTCGGAAATAAATTTGTCATATGAGGCTGTATAGTTCCCAATGGAGATGGTATCGGCATTATTATTTCTATGCATATACTTTGACCCTCCCTAAAAGTTGAACATATGATTATATGCAGAGTGTATCATACAAAAGTAAAGAAGGAAAGATTTTATTATGATAAAAATTGAAAATAATATAATATGGTGCCTTCCGCCCTAAAATCCTTGACGTTTCAACACTTCAATGGTATTCTTGATTCAACGATGAGGAGGTGCTGGTGATGGCACGAACAGTAAAATGTCCTAACTGTGGCGGCGAGCTTACGGTTAAAGATGAGAACCGCGACTTTATGTTCTGTGAGTATTGCGGGACGAAAGTGCGGCTCGATGACTATCAGGAGACGCATAGGTTTGTGGACGAAGCACGGATTCAGGAGTCTAAGGACGCCAAGGAGCTCGAGCTGAAGAAGCTGGAGTTTGAAGAAAAGAAACGGAAAGAAGATAATAAAATCGGATTCATTTGCTTGGGACTACTCGTTTTGATGCCAGTTATAATCGAAATCTTTGTCAAGCTTGGCATTTTAGTTTAAAAACTGCCCAAAAGCCCACTTTCTGCCCACTTTTGAAAATATTTTTAGCCACAAAATTTAACGTATTTACGTTAAAAGTATACGAAAAGCCCAAAAGCCCACTTTTTTATTCAATTTAATAAAAATTTTGATAAAATAATATAATACCTAACGATAAAAAGTGGGCTTTTGGCCATAGCACAAAAAATTCACATTCTGTCTATAATGTAGACTTGCATAAACTTGCCAATGAGCATATAGTAAAGACTACCGATGACCGCACTTTTTCGAGAGGTGAAAATAATGAAAGACTACGAGAAGTCCTTTATCAATGACGCCGGGATTGAAGAATGGGTAACCACCGATAGCTTCGGAAACGAAGTACATTGCTACGCCGACAAGTTCGCCGAGGTACATACCAAAGCTCCGATTTGCGAATGCGGCACACCACTGGTCGAAGAAGCATATGAGGAGTGGTACTGCCCTAAGTGCAAGACTACCCGGAACAGCAGTGAATTTTCAAGGCCTATCCGTCCCGAGAGCTATATGGCACACAATCTTGCACCCCATGAGGATTTCGGCGAGTATAAGTATATGCCCGATGCAACTGGCCACATGATGTTCGTGGCAGGTGCGCCGAACTACGACTTGGAATTTTTCAATCTCATCTAACAGATAACATATTTTCTTGGCCTTTACGTGACTTGCGTAAGGGCTTTTCTTTTTGCCCCAAAACCCATCTCGCGTGAAAAATTCACGCGAAAAAATCTGCCTCTTTTATGAGGAGGAGTAGAATGCGTCTCAGACGTGCTCTACTCCTTTTTATTTTGGAGGTTGACATGTTAGAAAACACATTCAAGACCGGCTTGGTGAAAGAGCTGAAGTCTCGCTTTCCCGGCTGCATTGTGCTCCACGCAGACCCTAACGAGATACAGGGTATTCCTGACCTCGTGGTTCTGTACGAAGACACATGGGCCGCACTGGAAGGCAAGAAGTCAGCAAGAGCATCTCATCGCCCAAATCAGGACTACTATGTTGAAAAGATGAACGAGATGAGTTATGCCGCTTTCATCTACCCGGAGAACAAGGAGGAGATACTGAATGAACTGGAACGATCATTCCAGGCTCGTAGGTCAGCACGCCTTTCTGGGTGCGAGTAAGTATCATTGGATAAACTATGATGCTGCGCGCCTTGCCGAGACCTATGCCAGCTATCAGGCCAAGGAAAATGGCACAAGGCTGCACGCATTTGCGGCAGAGTGTATTGCTCTTGGTCAGAAGCTGCCGAAGAGCAAAAAGACGCTCAACGCCTACGTCAACGATGCCATCGGCTTCCGTATGACACCGGAACAGGTGCTCTATTATTCGGGCAACTGCTTCGGCACGGCAGATTCTATCACTTTTAAGAACAATTTACTGCGAATCCATGACCTCAAGACTGGAGCTGTTCCTGCACATATGGAGCAGCTCTTTATTTATGATGCACTTTTCTGTCTGGAGTACCGCGTACACCCGCAGGACATCCAGATCGAAAACCGCATTTATCAGAACGATGATGTCTTTACGGTCAACCCGACCGAGGCCGAAATCAAGCCTATCATGGACAAAATCATCGAATTCGATAAAATCATTACGGAATTGAAGTTAGGAGAAGTAGCATGAATCCGATTGAAAAAGACATCAAATTCTTTTATGACGTGGACGACGAGACCGACAGCCTCGAACACTACGGTACTAAGCGACATTCCGGCCGCTATCCGTGGGGATCTGGTGAGAATCCTTACCAGCGTTCCGGCGATTTTCTTTCCCGTGTTGAGGAACTGAAGAAGACCGGCAAGTTCACTGAGAAAGAGATTCTAGAACAGATCAATGCAACGCTGCCCGACGAGTACAAGATGGGAACGACTGAGTTCCGAGTTGCTCAGCAGAAGGCTCTTCATGAGCGGAAAGCGCTCCAGTACGACCAGATTCGCGCTCTGAAGCAGGACAATCTGAAGTGGACTGAAATCGGCGCGAAGTTAGGCCTTTCTGAGTCTACTGTTCGCTCCATGTACAACAACGGTATCGGCGAGAAGGCAAATCAGGCTCAGAAAATCGCCGAGACGCTGAAGGCGGAAGTCGATAAAAAGGGCATGATTGACGTGTCTGAAGGCACAAATCTGGTTCTTGGCGTCTCTGAAGGTAAGCTTGATGAGGCCATCTACATCCTCGAGGCGGAGTATGGCTATCAGCGCTACGGCGTTGGTATTCGTCAGCCAACCAACATTAACCAGCAGACGAATGTTACTGTTTTGGCAAAGCCCGAGTACAACCAGAAGTATGCGTATGAGCATCAAGGTGACATTCAGTCTTTGGGTGACTACCACTCGGATGATGGTGGCGAGACATTCCAGAAGCTCCAGCGTCCATCAAGCATGAGTTCCGACCGTGTTGCGATTCGCTACGGTGACGAAGGTGGTCTGGACAAGGATGGTGTCATCGAGATTCGCCGCGGCGTGGATGACCTGAGCCTTGGCAACAGCCACTATGCGCAGGTCCGCATTATGGTGGATAACAGCCACTATCTCAAGGGTATGGCTGTTTATTCTGACGATGTGCCTGATGGATATGATGTCATTTTCAATACGAACAAACCCTCTGGCACGCCAAAGATGAAGGTGCTCAAGCCCATCAAGGATGACCCGGACAATCCCTTTGGTGCAGCTCTTACTGCGGCTGGACAAAGCGAGTACATTGGTGCCGACGGGAAGAAGCATCTTTCCCCCATCAATAAGCTCCGTGAGGAAGGCGAATGGGACACGATGGCAAAAAATTTGTCCTCGCAGTTCCTCTCCAAGCAGCCCATCAAACTCATTAAGCAGCAACTCAATCTTACTCTGGCTGACCGCAAGGCTGAGTACGAAGAGATCATGAACTATGACAACCCGACTATCAAGAAGAAACTGCTGATTGATTTCGCAGATACCTGCGAGGGGAACTCAATGACGTTGAAGGCTTCGTCTTTCCCGGGTCAGTCTACTAAGGTCATCCTGCCCCTGACTAAAATCAGCGAGAAAGAGTGCTACTGCCCGACTTATGAGAACAGCACTCAGCTTGCACTGATTCGTTATCCTCATGCGGGTACTTTTGAGATTCCTATCGTTACGGTCAACAACAAGAATGTCAGTGGCAAGCGAAACTTCGGCAATATTCAGGATGCCATCGGTATCAACTCCAAAGTCGCAGAGCGCCTATCTGGTGCAGATTTCGATGGTGATACTGTCGTTGCTATCCCCATTTCCAGCAAGGTGGCCGTCAAAGCGACAGCTGCACTGAGAGACCTGAAAGACTTTGACCCTAAGACTGCTTATGCTGTCCCGGAAGGCAACCCGAATGGTGTACGCCTGATGAAGAAGGAAGAGAAGCAGAAAGAGATGGGCATCATCTCTAACCTCATCACGGATATGACCCTCCGCGGTGCAGATGAAAAGGAGATTGCTCGTGCAGTCAAGCATTCGATGGTAGTCATCGATGCAGAAAAGCACAAGCTGGATTACAAGCGGTCTGAGCGGGAGAATGGTATTCAGGAACTGAAGAAAAAGTGGCAGATTCGTGTGGATGAGGACGGCAATGAACACTTTGGTGGTGCATCTACACTGCTGTCTCGCCGTAAGCAGACCGTATATGTCCCCGAACGTAAGGGTAGTGCCCACATTGATAAGGAAACTGGTGAGCTTATCTACAAAGAGTCTGGCCGCCGGTATTTCGATAAGAAGAAAGGCGAGTTTGTTGATGCACAGCAGAAGGTAAGCCTTATTTCCATGACGCCCGATGCGCGCACCCTCTCTTCCGGTACACCGCAGGAGAATCTGTATGCAGATTTCTCGAACGAGCTGAAATCACTTGCACGGCAGGCTCGGAAAGAAGCCGCTAACATGAAGGGTTTGGTTTACAGCCCTTCGGCTGCGAAAGAGTATCGCACGGAAGTTGATTCCATCAACGCGAAGCTTGAGGCTGTCATTGCTAACAAGCCGAAAGAGCGCCGCGCCATGGTGATAGCAAACGCGAACATTAAGGCAAAGATTCAGGCTCTGGACCTTGATCCTAAGCTTGACAAGAAGGAAATCAAGAAGATCTCTTCCGTTGAGATGCAGCGTGCGCGTGATTCAATCGGTGCAAGCGGAAGCAAGACACGCATTACGTTCACCGACCGTGAATGGGAAGCTGTGCAGAAAGGCGCAATTTCGGATTCCAAGTTGACAAAGATTCTTAATGCTTCTAAGTCGGACGAAATCGTCAAGCGTGCGATGCCGAAAGCAGCAACTGTAATGACCAGCGCGAAGATGGCCAAAGCAAAAGCGATGCTCGCCAACGGGTATACCTATAACGAGATTGCCAAAGCTTGTGGTGTTCCTGAGTCCACTGTCTACAGTGCTCTTAATAAGTAAGGAAGGCTTTGAATTATGATTCGATGCTTTTTAACAACGACCGACAACCCTTACAATCCGTACAGCCAGTTCGAGGACTGGTATAGATTCGATATTGATAAGGGGTACAACTCCTGCGGTCTGCTGATGCGGGTGGCCTATACCTCTGACCAGCTGACGGATGCGGAGAACGCATACGAAATTGAGCAGGCTATTGACGAAATCATCGCCAATGACCCGCTCAACATCTACAAGAAGCTCAAGATGGAGGTCGAAGACGACACGACCCTTGTGCAAAGCGCGTAAGGGGATAGGGAGGGGGTCGCAAAATCAACACCCCCTCTCAAATCGCGCCGGTCTTTGATATTTCTCCGGAGGGAAAATTGATATTTGGGCTTTCATGCCTGGTATTGATCTCCATTGATATTTTATAGAGCAAACTTGCCGAGGTCTGGGGAGTAGACCGGGCTTCGGCGGTTTTTCTAAGGGTTCACGGGCGTTGTTTCTCCATTTGCACCGCTTGGACGATGCCTTGTACGGGATACGTTTTCTTGAATGTTCAACCTCCTAACAGAACTTTCATACTTTTTCTCCTTTCAGCTGCTTTGCATCAGGCTGCCCGTGAACCCTTAGAAAAGCCTTTATATTTTTTGCCAGAGAATTAGTCTAAACTAACCTTGCGCGGCAAAATACCAGCGATGCCGTGTGAAAACAGAAAGGATGGTGCCGGAAATGGGCGCAAGAAAAACTTCCGGCACCGACCTGCCCGCAATGAGGCCGGCACTGACTCCGGAAGCGAGAGAAAACCAGATGATCTCACTGGCGATGGACTTGGTGGAAAAGCGGATACGGGAAGGAACAGCCTCTTCTGCAGAGACCACCCACTTCCTGAAGCTGGCGACGAGTAAGACGATGCTGGAAAAGCAGAAACTCGAGGAAGAGAACAAGCTGCTGCGGGCGAAGACTGAGGCCATCAATGCAACGAAGGACAACGAAGAGCTGTACCGGGAAGTGCTCAAGGCTATGAGAGAGTATTCCGGCGAGGATGATGGCGAAGGATCGGAAGTTTTTATGGAATGAGACTATAAGCCGGCGATGAGTAAGACGATGCGGGAAAAGCAGAAGCTCGAGGAAGAAAACACACTGCTGCGGGCGAAGACAGAGACGCTGCAAAATGCAAAGCACTCGGACGAGCTGTACGAAGAGGCCATCAAGGCGGTGCGGAGATACAACGGCAGGGGGATGACGAGTATGACTTTTGAAGCAGTATCCGGGTGCAGAAAAGGTACGCGGATGATCAATCGTCGTCTCCGGAGTTCCAGTCGGTGTTGATACATCCACAGCGTGGGCAGACCCAGTAACCATATTCGTTGTCATCGTCTTCCCACGGGGACGTATAGTATCCGCCTGCAAGAGGAGCGCCGCAGTTCATACAGTTCTCAGAGAGATAGGACAAAATATCCCAATCGGTGTATGTATCTTCGTCTGAGTCATCAGGTTCGTAAGATACAGGATCGTTCACCACTTCGTCCGCCGCATCACTCAACGAATCGGACGGATCTGAGGTAGGCGTGGGAGACTGAGGAAGCTGGCAAGAGGCGTCGCTTTGGCGCTTATACTCCCAGAAAAGTCCACAGACAGCAAGTATACCGAGCAGGATGACTTTGCGATGACGCTTTACAAATGCACCTGTAGCAGAAACGGCATTGGATACGCTCGTTTTTACCCTCGTTTTCATACTTACTTTTTGCTCGGTATCGGGGTAATTGAGATGAAGCGTTTTATGGCATCCGGAGCATATGATCTCGTCTGGATGACTTTCGTCGATCGGGTTCTGGGTGCCGCAGGAAGAACAGGTGGCAATTAACATAAAGATACCTCTCCTCATCGAAATGTTCCGGTTACGAAAGAGTATATCACAGCAGAAGAACCTTGTAAATTACCGAAAGGGAAGGACGATAAAGTAGAATGAAAAGCTATTCGGAGCTGTGCAGGCTGGGGACGTTTGAGGATAGGCTTGGATATTTGCAGCTGCATGGGGAGGTGGGGAAGGACACCTTCGGGTTTGACCGATACCTGAACCAGGACTTTTACCGCTCGAAGGAGTGGCGGCAGTTCCGGGACAGGATCATCGTGCGGGACGGAGGCTGCGACCTCGGGTGCAAAGACCACCCGATCGCGGACATCGCGGTCAGCGGTGGAAAGATGAGCCGGGCGCGCATTACGATACACCACATCAACCCTCTGACGAAAGAGGATATTCTCGAGCACCGGGAAGCATTGTTCGACCCGGAGAATGTGATCAGCGTGTCGGATGCGACCCACAAGACCATCCATTACGGCACCGGGGACGGGCCGAAGATGCCGGATGGCAAGAGAACAGCAGGGGATACCTGCCCTTGGAGGAAATAGGATGAACTGGACGACGGCTTGGCTTAGCATGAAGCAGGGGTACAAAGTGAAACGGCGGGGCTGGAAGAATGCCTACTGGCGTATTTCCGGCACAGAGCTTCTGATCCACCTGGAAAACGGCGAAGAGGTCAACTTCCGCAAGGTCAAAGATATTGGCATGATGCTGAATGTGACCTGCTGCGATGACTGGGAACAGGTTATGGAGTGATAAGATGTACGCGAGAAAAAAGTTTGACGAGCGGGAAGCGGAATACAGTATCCTTCTGCGGCGGAAGCTGGAAGAGGCAGAGGCAATGCTTCAACACCTTGCACCGAGCCGCGCGAGAAGCCTGGCACTGACCAAGCTGGACGAGGTATTGCTCTGGGCGAATGTGGGTATTTCGGAAGCCGGGCTCCAGCAGGACTATACGGCTGTACCGCGGAACAGAGGCTTCGACTTTGACGATGCTCTGAAATCCGGGCTGGTCACCGTTGATCTTCAGAAGCTGACCGAGATTGTTGAAGCTGCTGCACAGAAAGAAGCGACCCATGGGAAGGACGGCGCGCCTCGCCATCTGGCCGAACTGGAACTGCTGGCGAGGGCTCAGAAGGACTGGTATTATGCCATGCTGAGCTACATTATGGGTGGCGACAGCGATGCCAAGGAGGAATCAAAATGGAACAGAGAGACTTTATGACCAGAGCAAAGCAGCTGGTGGTGGACTACTTCAACAGTCATGTGGGCGCAGCCGACGGTAAAAAACTGACGATGGAGGATGTGTTCGTCATACGGTTCTCGAAGACCTTGCAGAACTGGAAGGCGCTTGTGAGCACCACCGTATCTGACGTCATGTACTATGAGATCACCCACAATGGCGACAAGAAGGAGACCTACCTTGACGTGTATAAGAAGTGGGGGAGAGCCAGTGCATTGCGGACGGAAACACTGCACATTGACGGAGGCGCGGCATGGACAGTATCCTGACAAGTGTGAAGAAGCTGCTGGGGATAGCGGAGAGCTACACGGAGTTCGATGCGGACATCATCATGCACATCAACGCGGTATTTCTGGTGCTGCAGCAGCTGGGCGTGGGGCCGGAGAAGGGCTTTGGCATCGTGGACGCAAGTGCCGTGTGGGACGATTTTCTGCCCGGAGACGAGCGGGCGAAGACCATCGCGTCCTACATGGGCGCAAAGGTAAGGCTCGCGTTCGACCCGCCGCAGAGTTCGACCGCCATGGAGGCGCTGAAAAATACCGTTGCAGAAATGGAGTTCCGGCTGAACATCGAGTTTGATAAAGCGGAGTCATAACGGAGATCGGCGAGGACTCCTGCTGCGGTGAAACGGAACGTGTGAGCACACCCTATGAGGGAGACATGGATGAAACGATATGCATGATATACAGGAGGAAACGATATGCATGATATACAGGAGGAAGCGATGCGTCTATGGGCGGCTGAAACGGTGAACTGGAATATGACGGACGCTTACAGCCTCTGCCGGACCTGCGCCAACTTCAAGTCATTGAAATGCCCGAACTCGAAGGAGTGCTTCGACAATCCGAAAAAGCCGTATTACAAAGCGAGACACTGTGACAGCGCTACCTTATTATACTGGACCTTGATGAAAACCTCATTTTCGCTGCGGTACGGCACGAACCTGCAATGAATAGGACTTAGGAGAATAAAATTATGGCACTCTCGAACACGGCCACGCCCATCTACTACGGCCGGTTCCGGGAGGCCGTGATGCGGGGCGAGATACCTGTCTGCCGGGAAATTTCAATGGAAATGAACCGGATCGACGACCTCATCGCGAACCCGGGCGTTTACTACGACGACAAGGCCGTCAACGGCTTTATCAAGTTCTGCGAGAGGGAGCTGACACTGACCGACGGCAGTGATCTGAAACTGCTGGACAGCTTCAAGCTCTGGGCAGAGGAGATCTTCGGCTGGTACTACTTTGTGGAACGGAGTGTGTACGTGCCGGAGCCCGGAGGACACGGGGGACACTACGAGCGCAAGCGCATCAAGAAGCGGCTCATCACCAAGCAGTATCTCATCATTACCCGTGCGGCCGCAAAGACCATGTATCTGGAGTGCTTACAGGCCTACTTTATGACGGTGGACAAGAGCACGACCCAGCAGGTGACGACCGCCCCAACCATGAAACAGGCAGAAGAAGTCCTCTCTCCGTTCCGGACAGCACTGGCGCGGGCGAGAGGGCCTGTTTTTAAGTTTATGACCATGGGCAGCATCCAGAACACCACGGGTGCAAAGAGTGACCGGGTGAAGATGGCCTCCACCAAGAAGGGAATCGAGAATTTCCTGACGGGCTCGCTGCTGGAGATACGCCCCATGACCATTGAGAAATTACAGGGCCGGCGCGACCGTGTGGCGACCGTGGACGAATGGCTCTCCTGCGACATCCGGGAGGACCCCATCGGCGCCATCGAGCAGGGCGCAGCCAAGAACGAAGATTATCTCATCGTGGCGGCAAGCTCGGAGGGTACTGTCCGAAACGGCTGCGGCGACACCATCAAAATGGAGTTGATGGAGATCCTGAAGGGCGAGTATATCAACCCGCATGTCTCCATCTTCTACTACAAGCTGGACTCTATCGACGAAGTAGGCAAGCCGGAAATGTGGCTGAAGGCGAACCCGAACCTCGGGCAGACTGTGAGCTACGAGACTTACCAGCTGGATGTGGAGCGCGCGGAAAACTCGCCCGGCGCACGGAATGATATTCTGGCCAAGCGCTTCAACCTGCCGATGGAAGGCTACACCTACTTCTTTACTTATGAGGAGACCCTGCGGCATCGACACCGGGACTTCTGGCAGATGCCCTGTGCTATGGGCGCTGACCTTTCGCTGGGCGACGATTTCTGCTCGTTTACCTTCCTGTTCCCGCTGGAGAACGGATATTTCGGGGTAAAAACGCGGGATTACATCACCAGCTACACCCTCTCACAGCTTCCGCTGGCGATGCGGCAGAAGTACGAGGAGTTCATGAACGAAGGTACTTTGCAGGTGTTCGACGGGACTGTGCTGGACATGATGCAGGTTTACGACGACCTCGACGCCTACATCCTGCAGAGCGAGTACGACGTGCGGGCCTTTGGCTACGACCCCTACAACGCGAAGGAATTCGTGGAGCGGTGGGCGCAGGAGAACGGCCCCTTTGGCATCGAGAAGGTCATTCAGGGCGCAAGGACGGAGAGTGTGCCGCTGGGCGAACTGAAGAAGCTGAGCGAACAGAGAAAGCTGCTGTTCGATGAGGCACTGATGGAGTTTGCCATGGGTAACTGCATCACGCTGGAGGACACAAACGGGAACCGGAAGCTCTACAAGCAGCGGCACGACAAGAAGATCGACGCCGTGGCGGCGCTGATGGATGCCTACGTGGCGTGGAAGCTGAACCGGGATGCATTTGAGTGAGGGTTGATAAACCGGAGGTGAGAAATTCAAAATGGAGCACGGCTGTTCGAGAGGGGCAGTGCGCAGAAGAGCTATAAGTATAACCAGAGAGTGAAAGTGAGGGACAATGTGAACGACTGGTGGAATTATCTGGAGCACAGCGGACTTGGCAAAGAGCAGAAGGGGCATAAGAAACTGCGTAAGGCAAAGCAGAAGCTGCATCCCTGCTTCGCGAAGCCGCCAACAAAATCGACTCCTGACAGGAGGTGACCGCAAAAAATGCAGGGATACAAAGATGAGCTGTACCACTGGGGCATCAAAGGCATGAAGTGGGGCGTGCGGCGATACCAGAACAAGAACGGCACCCTGACGGCCGCGGGCAGGAAGCACTATGGAGACGGAAACGCCGGTGAGGACGCAAAGCCCAAGGTGGAATATGCGCCGAAGCGCTCGGGCAGGAAAGCCGAGGATTACTCCGATGAAGAGCTGCGGGCGCGCATCAACCGGCTTCAGATGGAAAAGCAGTACCGCGACTTAGAGGGGCAGACCAACATCCGGGCCGACGACCCCAACAAGGAGCTGAAGGCCGAAAAGGAGCGCTTGCAGCTCCAGAAGGACGTGAAGCAGCTGCGGAACGACGTGTACGGCGGCAAGAGCTTTGTGAAGCAGGTCATGTCAGACGCCGGAAAGCAGGTGCTGACCAAGGCTGCGGCTGGCGTGATGAGCTATAGCGCGAAGAAATTCGTTTCGGATGTGCTGGGTAACCCTGAACTGGCGAATGCTGTGGTGAACGGCAGTGCTGCAAAGCAGGATCAGCAGAAGAAAGACGACCAGAAATAGCCCTCTCAGGCGCTGGCGCGCCAGCTCTCCCATAGGGAGAGCCATTGGCATGCCGGGTAAGTCCCTACTGGACGAAAAAGGCTTACTAAAATTTCAAAATGGCGGGCCCTGCTACCAAGGTCAGCAGATGCTGAATCTAGACAGCAGGGCACTACAGTGTACGAGATAAGAAACTTTGAGCAAAACAAAAGAAAGTTGACCGCCCCGCCAGTGGCTCCCACTCTGGGGGAGCTGTCGAGCGGAGCGAGACTGAGAGGGCTACAAAATGGAACTTTCCTTTGGCTCCAGGCTGAAACACGCCTGGAACGCATTTCTGAACCGGGACCCTCCCCGGGTGTACGGAGGGGGCTACAGCTACCGGCCCGACCGGCCAAGGCTGAACCGGACGACCGACCGTACCATCCTGACGGCAATTTACGCCCGGATGGCGCAGGACGCCACAGCGATCACCATAAACCACGTAAGGCTCGACAAAAACGACCGCTTCGATGCGGTGTTGGACTCGGGCCTTAATTCATGCCTGAACCTTTCGGCCAACAAGGACCAGACGGGCAGGGCTCTGCGGTACGACACCTATCTCTCCCTGCTGGACGAAGGTGTCATCGCCATCGTGCCGGTGGACATCGACGAGGACCAGGTGACGGGGGAGACAGAGATCCTATCGATGCGGGTGGGCAAGGTGAAGGAGTGGTACCCGGACGATGTGCGGGTGGAGCTTTACAACGACAGGACCGGGCAGAAGGAGGAAGTCATCCTGCCGAAAGAGCAGGTGGCTATCGTGGAGAACCCCTTCTACTCTGTCATGAACGAGCCCAACAGCACCGTCCAGCGGCTCATCAGCAAGCTGCGCATCATGGACGCCGTGGACGAGCAGGCCGGAAGCGGAAAGCTCGACCTTATCATCCAGCTGCCCTACACCGTGAAAAGCCCTGCCCGGAAAGAACAGGCGCAGGAGCGGCGGAGGACACTGGAAGAGCAGCTGGCGGGCAGCCGATACGGCATCGGCTACATTGATGCCACGGAGCATATCACCCAGCTGAACCGGAGCCTCGAGAACAACCTGCTGAAAAGCATCGAGTACCTGGCCGACATGGCTTACAGCCAGCTGGGGCTGACGCCGGAGATCATGAACGGCACAGCGGACGACACTGTCATGACCAATTACGAGAACCGAGTCATCGAGCCCCTTGTGGCGGCTGTGGTGGATGAACTGAAGCGGAAGTTCCTGAGCCGCGAAGACCTCAAGGCTAAGCAGAGCATCATGTACTTCCGCGACCCGTTCAAGCTGGCACCCGTCTCGATGGTGGCCGAGATGGCAGACAAGTTTACCCGTAACGAGATCATGACGTCGAATGAGTTCCGTCAGGCCATCGGCATGAAGCCCTCGAAAGATCCCAAGGCAGACCAGCTGCTGAACAAGAATCTTTCTCCGAACGCGGAACAGGCGGCACAGTTTGGCAGTGACCCCGCCGCGAGAAGGAGAGAGACGGTTGAGAAGCTGGTAACGGAATAGCCCTCTCCGTCAGCTTCGCTGACACCTCTCCCAGAGGGAGAGGCCTTGGCATGTCGGATGTGTTTCGTCTGGACAAGAAAAGCTCGATATGGCGTAAACGGTAGTGCGCTGCTGCATAGGGCAGGTTTCACGGAAACTTTTGTTTGAAAGCGGAGCACTACCGCTCACGATAAGAGAAAACGTCAAGCGTTCAAGACGAAAGCTGACCGACACGCCAGTGGCTCTCCCTTTGGGAGAGCTGGCGAGGAGCGAAGCGACGAGACTGAGAGGGTAAGGACACTGACCTATAAGAAAGGAGGATATAAAAATCAAAATGGTGAATTTTGACTACGACTGCAGCGGCTGGGCGACGAAGGCGAACACGAAGTGTTACGACGGTCTGACCATTGCAGAAGACGCATTCAAGGACTGCAGCGGCCAGACTGTACCGTTGGTGTACAACCACGACCACTCGAGCCTTGACAATCTCATTGGTCACGCACTGCTGGAAAACCGCAAGGGCGGGGTCTACGCCTACGCCAAGTTCAACGACACGCCCACCGGTCAGACGGCCAGGAAGTGCGTGGAGAACGGGGACCTGAACGCTTTTTCCATCTGGGCCAACGGTGTGCAGAAGGCCGGACGGGTGGTGAAACACGGCGTCATCCGGGAACTGAGCCTCGTACTGGCAGGCTGCAACCCCGGCGCGCTCATCCAGGAAGTGGTGAAGCACAGCGCTGACAATATGGACGATGAGGGCTGTGAAGCCTTTATCTTTAACGACCCGGGCAGTCTGAGCCTTGAACATGGCATGGACCCGGATGGCAACCCGCTGGAGGAGGCCGTACTGGCCCACTCCGACGACAAGAAGGAGAACGGCAAGATGGCCGAGGAAACCAACGGTAAGACGCTCAAAGAGGTCTACAACAGCATGACCGACGAGCAGAAAGAGTGCTGTCATGCGCTTGTTGGCCTTGCGATGGAAAAGGCAGACGGCGAGGATGGCGAAGACGACGGCGAGGAGGATACGACCGTGAAGCATAATGTGTTTGACCATGATACCAGCGAGACCGTGCTGAAGCACAGCATCGGCGACATCAACGCTGTCATCAAGGGTGCCAAGAGCAGCGGCACCATGAAGGCGGCTTTCGAGAACTCGGACATCACCAGTGAGGAGCTGGCCTACCTGAGCCACGGCATCGACAACATCGACTGGCTGTTCCCGGAGGACCACCTGCTGGACACCACGCCCCGCATCATCGACAAGCCCGACGACTGGGTGAGCGTGGTGATGGGCGGCGTGAAGCACATCCCGTTCAGCCGCATCAAGAGCATGTTCGCAGACCTGACCGAGGAAGATGCCCAGGCCAAGGGTTACATGAAGGGCAACTTCAAGAAGGAAGAGGTCTTTGGCCTGCTGCGCCGCTCCACCGGCCCGACCACTGTGTACAAGAAGCAGAAGCTCGACCGCGACGACGTCATCGACATCAACAGCTTCGACGTTGTGGCATGGCTGCACAACGAGATGCGCTACAAGCTGAACCGTGAGCTGGCGCTGGCCTATATCCTGGGCGATGGCCGTCAGGCGGCAAGCGAGGACAAGATCGACGAGAACTGCATCCGTCCCATCTTCAACGATGCCGACCTGTTTACCATCAAGGTACAGGTGGCTACGACCGGCCTGACCAAGGTGGAGGACAAGTACAAGGCCTTTATCAAGCAGGTCATCCGCAGCCGCAAGGAGTACCGCGGCAGCGGCACCCCGGTTATGTTCACCACTGAGGACGCTCTGACCGAGATGCTCCTGCTGGAAGACAACATGGGCCGCACGCTCTACGCCGACGAGGCTGCGCTGGCTCGCAAGCTGCGCGTGAGCAAGATCGTCACTGTGCCTGAGATGGAAGGCCGCAAGGGTGCCAAGGGCGGTGATCTGGCCGCTGTCATCGTCAATCTGGCCGACTACACCGTGGGCGCAGACAAGGGCGGCGCTGTCTCCATGTTCGACGACTTCGACATCGACTACAACGCCATGAAGTACCTCATCGAGACCCGCTGCTCCGGCGCACTGACGACTCCCTACAGTGCGATGGCCATCGAGTGGGCGGCTGCGTAAAGAGCGCCGGACACCCTCTCCGTCAGCTCAGCTGACACTTTTCCTCAGAGGGCAGGCACAGAATAAACCTCTAAGGCGCTTTAACTTTAGAGCACTCGCCCGTTGGGACCTCTCTGTCGGCTGCGCCGACACCTCCCCTTGAAAGGGGAGCCCTTGGCAGGA